AAGGATTAGAGCAACTGCGTTGGTTGAAGAATGGATGGGACATCGGTGTATTCCCATGCGAGTTTAATGGTGTTGAAATTAACACCCCTGAAGATATGGAGAAATGGAATGAAAGCAGGTAAAGTATGGGGCACGACAGAACTCATTGAAGCAAATGGTGCTTTAGAGTTTCATCGTATTGAAATGGAAGAAGGTGGCGTATGCTCTAAACATTTGCATAGATATAAATGGAATGGGTTTTATGTTGAATCAGGTAGAATGCTTATTCGTACCTGGCAACGTGACTATGATTTAGTTGATGTTACAGTTCTTGAAGAAGGTGATTATCATAAAGTTAAACCGGGTCTCTATCATCAGTTTGAATGTTTAGAATCAGGTGTAGCATATGAGTTGTATTGGGCAGAGTTTAATCATAACGATATTGAACGCGAGACTGTAGGGTATAATGTAGATGAAGAAGAAACTGCTGTTTCAGGAGGTAGTACAATATACTCTTCAGATGGAACATCTATTACTATACAACCTATACAACATGATTAAATATATCTTTGATGTTGATGGAACTCTAACACCATCACGCGGTGATATTGATAAGAAGTTTGCAATATGGTTTTCCAAATTTTGTGAGAGCCATCAATGTTATCTTGTCACAGGCTCAGATAAGCCCAAGACTTTGGAACAAGTTGGTCCTGTGATTTATAATAGAGTAAAGAATGTGTATCAGTGCGGTGGTAATGAAAAATGGCAGGGCGATACATTGATTCACACTAATGATATTGAGTTGTCATCCGAGTTAAAAAAAGATCTTTATAGTGCTTTATATGAAAGTTCTTTCGAATGTAAGAGTGGATCTGGCCATATTGAAATAAGATCTGGTCTAATTAACTTTTCTATTCTAGGAAGACCTGCTAGCTCCATGACACGAGATCTTTATATTAAACATGATCAGTTTACAAATGAACGACAAACAATTTGTGAAGATCTAAGCTCGGATCATGATAAGTATCAGTTCTCAGTTGCTGGAGAGACTGGGATTGATATAACATATCGAGGAATGACAAAAGCGCAAATCCTTAATGACTTCTCTGATGCTGATAAGATATATTTTTTTGGAGACAAAACAGGATTTGGTGGGAACGATCATGAAATTGCCAATGCTGTGATTGATCGTGGAAATAGCAATAAGGTGTTTACTATTAATGGTTGGATGCATACATGGAACACGTTAAAACAGTTGGGATAACATTTAGTACTTTTGATTTATTGCATGCTGGTCATATTGCTATGCTCAGAGAGGCTAAGACTGTGTGTGACTATCTGATATGTGGATTACAAGTTGATCCAAGTGTTGATAGATCACAAAAGAATCAACCTGTTCAAACTCTTGTTGAGCGTTGGACACAACTTCAAGGTGTAAAATACGTTGACGAAATAATTCCATATCAAACAGAAAAAGATGTAGAAGACATCTTGACTTTATTCAATATTGATGTTAGAATAATAGGAGAAGAGTATAAGAAAGCGGGTCGTTATACCGGCCGCGCTACTTGTGCTGCTCGAGGTATAGAAATATACTATAACAAAAGAGATCATAGATTCTCTACTAGTGATTTACGTGAAAGAGTTCATGGAATCGAATTAAAAAAAGGACATTTAACGTGACAAAGAAACAGAAAAATAATATAGCACGCCGCGTACCTAAATTCAAACTAGGCATTGTTGGTTTAGGGTTTGTGGGTAAAGCAGTAGATTATGCGTTCAGTACAGATAACGTCAAGAAGATGATAGTAGATCCAAAGTACAACGAAAATTCAATCAATGATCTTTGCGACTTTGAACCTAATTGTGTGTTTATTTGTGCGCCTACTCCTTCTAAAGAAGACGGTTCAATAGATTCATCTTTAGTAGAAGATGCTGTCATGCGATTGGTCAATCGTACAGAGGCATTTATTATTATTAAATCGACTATCACGCCAGATGTAGCAGATCGATTAGCTCAGATTGATTCGCGTATTTGCATTGCACCTGAATTCCTACAGGAACGTAACCCTGTAGATGGATTCTTGTCTCAGCAATACCGTATTATTGGGATCAGTGATCAGGGTGCACAGCAGTATGTAGAAGGTATATTTAATAGTTTCTCTATTTGCGATCCTAGTCAGTTTATTCCAATGACGGCTGTAGAAGCTGCATTTTACAAATATGCTGTAAACACTTACCTTGCTATGAAAGTTACGTATATGAATCAGCTGAAACAGCTTGTAACTGAGTTTGGCGGAAGTTTTATTAATCTTTCTCGTACGCTAAAAGCAGAACCACGTTTTGGGGCTTCTCATATGAGAGTACCTGGCATTGACGGCAAAGAAGGATTTGGAGGATCTTGCTTCCCAAAAGACCTTGCCGCTTTCATAAAATTTGCGGATAATAAGACAGATATAGATTTAACTTTGCTTAAACAAGTACAGAATATTAACAATGAAATTCGTAGTCAATACGACCTTGATGAAAGAGAGAAAGAACAAAATGTCAATTATGGACAAGCTAAAGAAGAACAGCAAGATAAAGACGACGGAAATTCTAAATCAAAGTAAATTCTTCACTGATAAGGACATGACGCCAACTGATGTGCCTATGGTTAATGTGGCATTGTCAGGATCTGTAGATGGTGGTGTTGCTCCAGGACTCACTGTTCTTGCTGGTCCTTCTAAACATTTTAAAACATCGTTTGCATTACTAATGGCTGGTGCTTATCTAAAGCGTCATCCAGAAGCAGTTATGCTCTTTTACGATTCAGAGTTTGGTTCTCCTCAATCGTACTTTGAACAATTTGGTATTGATACATCTCGTATCTTGCATACTCCTATTGCTAATGTAGAAGAGTTAAAGTTTGATCTGATCTCTCAACTTGAAAATATCGAGCGAGAAGATCATGTTATTATTGTCATTGACTCTATTGGTAACTTAGCTTCTAAGAAAGAGTTAGAGGATGCAATCAACGAAAAGTCAGTAGCAGATATGTCTCGAGCCAAAGCTCTCAAAGGGTTGTTCCGCATGACAACTCCATATCTGACAATGAAGAATATTCCATTGCTAGCTGTCAACCACACATACAAAGAGATTGGTCTATTTCCTAAAGATGTAGTGGGTGGTGGTACTGGCATTTATTATAGTGCAGATAACATTTGGATTCTTGGCCGGCAACAGGATAAGAAAGGTACAGAGATTCAAGGTTATCATTTTGTTATTAATGTAGAGAAAAGTCGTTATGTTAAAGAAAAGTCAAAGATTCCTATTACTGTATCTTGGGATGGTGGTGTCCGTAAGTATTCAGGGTTGCTCGATTGTGCTCTTGCTGGTGGTTATGTTACTAAGCCTTCTAATGGCTGGTATGCTGCAGTTAATCAAAATACTGGAGTCGTTGGATCTAAAGTACGGTACGATGAAACACTTAGTAAGTCCTTCTGGGATCCAATCTTTGATAACACAGATTTTAAAGACTTCTTAAAAAAGCAGTATAGTATTGGTCACCAATCTTTAGTTAGTATGGACGAAATTGTAGAGGATGCAGATGGTTAAAATACCTAATATGTTTGAAGAGAATGTTGAATATGAACTCATTCCAGGTGATAATGATCATTGGCATATTCGAGTTATTACTGGAGACTTTATTGAATGTGTTATAAGTTTTGGCCAGATCAAATTAAAGGATGATGAGTTTCTGAGCTTTGATTTTACATTGCATTATTCTCCTGACCCAGATCTAACTGAAGAAGATTATAATTTACAGAAATATGCTGGTAAGATATTAGAAAGTCTAATTATGAAAAACATAAACGAAAAAGAAAATTAATGAAAATTTTAATATTTGGTTTGCCAGGTAGTGGAAAGACTACCTTAGCTAAACCTTTTGCTGATCTCATTGGTGGTGTCCATATCAATGCAGATGAAACAAGACGTAAGCATAATGATTGGGACTTTTCACTAGAAGGACGTATGAGACAAGCATCTCGCATGCGGCATCTTGCTGATGGAGTAGTCCTTGCTGGTAAGATAGCAGTAGCTGACTTTGTTGCACCTACATGCGAAGCTAGAGCTGAATTTGATCCAGACTTTACTGTATGGATGGATACAATTAAAGAAGGTAGATTTGAAGACACTAACGCGTTGTTTGAGGAGGATGCTGAAGTTGATTATCATGTAAAAGGTTGGTTTAATGATACCCATGAGCTTCTTTTACCTGTAGTAAAGAAGTGGATGCAAAGAAATGTTTGATTGGAAAAAACCTACATCTCAAATGCTAGGACGTTGGCAACCATGGCACGATGGACATACTGAACTGTTTAAACGATCTTTTGCAGAAACTGGTCAAGTTGTTATTATGTGTAGAGATGTTTTTAACATTGAAGGTGATGCCGGAGCTGGTAGAACTAGTGCACAAGATGATAATCCGTTTATGTGGAATCAAGTTGAAAAAAATATTGAAGATGCGCTTGCTAAAGAAGGATTTACTTATGAGCAAGAATACATTATAATGCGTGTACCTAATATTGTTGATATTAGTTATGGTAGAGGGGTAGGTTATACCTTGACTCAACATGATTTAGGAGCTACAATACATGATATAAGTGCTACTAAAATAAGAGCACAACTACGTAAAGAAGGAAAACTATGAGCAATAACTTAGAGCAGCTTGTGCTACGACATCTTCTCATTGATGAACCGTACATGCGCAAGGTGCTTCCCTTTATTAAACCAGATTACTTCCAAGGTGTAACTCGTCAGCTGTTTGTAGAGATTGGTAAGTTTGTAGCTAAGTATAACAAGTTACCTACTCTTGATGCATTTAAGATTGAAATTGATCAAAGTGATAAATATAATGATGATCAGTATACAGCAGCAATGGAGATGCTACCTAACATCTTTGATGCTAAGTCTGACAAAGCAGATAAGGCTTGGCTAGAAGATACTACAGAGAAATGGTGTCAAGATAGAGCAATTCACAATGCTATTATGGAGTCCATCTCCATTATTGATGGTAAGCATCAGACGCTTACTAAAAACGCTCTCCCAGAACTCTTACAGAAAGCTCTTGCTGTTACATTTGATTCGTCTGTAGGTCACGATTATATTGAGAATGTGGAGGAGCGTTATGAATTCTATCACGAGCAAGAAGAAAGAATACCTTTCGATCTAGACTATTTTAACCGCATTACAAAAGGAGGGATTCCCAATAAAACCCTTAATATCTGTCTTGCTGGCACTGGCGTGGGTAAGTCATTGTTTATGTGTCATGTTGCTGGTAATATATTGAATCAAGGTCGAAACGTATTATACATTACCATGGAGATGGCAGAGGAGCGGATCGCAGAACGTATTGATGCTAACTTACTTAATATACCCATTGATCAGTTAGAGAATATTGCTAAACCCATATTTAAAGATAAAGTAGAGGCTATTACTGCTAAGAGTAATGGTAAGTTAATTATAAAAGAATATCCCACCGGTGCTGCTAACTCTAGTCACTTTAGAGCACTATTAAATGAACTTAAACTTAAACGTAACTTTGTACCTGAGATAATCTTCATTGATTATCTTAATATATGTGCATCAGCGCGTATGAAAGCAATGGGAGGATCAATCAATTCATACACTTACATTAAAGCAATTGCTGAAGAGCTACGAGGTCTCGCGGTGGAGTTTGACGTTCCGATCGTCTCTGCAACACAGACGACTCGTTCTGGTTATACTAGCTCGGATCCTGGGCTTGAGGACACAAGCGAGTCTTTTGGATTACCCGCTACAGCCGATCTCATGTTTGCCCTCATATCTTCTGAAGAGTTAGAAGCTCAAGGACAAATTATGGTCAAGCAACTTAAGAATAGATATAACGATCCTAGTAGATTTAAAAGGTTTGTAATAGGAGTAGATAGATCTAAGATGAGATTGTTTGATGCTGATAATCCCGAAGAAGGAGTAGTAGATGATACTCCAGCTTTTGACAAGTCTCAAGTTAATGAACGATTTAAAGATTTTAAAATGGAGTAATAAATGGCTATAATTCGTAATAATAAAAAAACAAGTATTGGTAAACGCAATGTTAAAATGTCCTCTATGAATAAACACAAAAAGCGATGTTATAAAAAGTCGCGAGGCCAGGGATGATGCATGCGCGTCTCATCTCCCATAGTCAACCCAGCTTTAGAATCCACTCTGGCGAACTTGCAGTTGAGGGCCTTGACAACATCCAAGACCTCATTGCGTACGCAGCGCGTGTCTCCAATCCAGCCAACCAGGCTAACACCAGGACAACGCCGAAGCTACTTGACTACCTCATCAAACATAAGCACTGGTCACCATTCGAAATGGCAAGCGCATGCATCGAAATCGAAACAACAAGAGATATCGCAAGACAACTTCTTCGTCATCGATCCTTCTCTTTTCAAGAGTTTTCTCAGCGGTATGCTGACGTCAATAGTCTTGGCGATGTTTTTGTAACCCGTGATGCACGTCTGCAGGATCCTAAAAATCGTCAGAACAGTATTGCAAATAATGATCCCGCTTTAGAAGATGAGTGGGTAAATAAACAACTAGCGATTATTGAAATGGTAAAGATGACATACGACTGGGCAATTGAAAACGGCATTGCAAAAGAACAAGCTCGGGCTATTCTACCAGAAGGCAATACCATTTCTCGTCTGTATGTTAATGGTACTATTAGATCGTGGATCCACTATATTGAATTACGTTCAGCTAATGGAACGCAGCAAGAACACATGGACCTAGCACTAGCAGTTGCGGAGGCTATAGGTAAAATTTATCCAAGCGTTGTCAATTTCATAAAGGAGTAGTATAATGTCAACAAGTCGTCAAAGAAAGATCTCTACTTATTATTCAGACTATGGTCAAGGATATGCAGAAGTTTGGATGGACTTCAAAGAAGAAGTTGCCTTTATTAAGTATTTCGACGATAATGATGTTAAGTTTTTTGAAGAAGATTATCCTAACAAAGCTATAGGATACGTCGAAGATGCTGCAGAGAATTGGGCTTTGGGAATAAAAAAACTGGAAGGAAAGAATATACAGTATGGCTTATTATAGTACAAAACATTATGGACATAACATTGGATTAAGTGCTTGCTTTCGTCAACCACATGCAAATCATTCTCATTGTAGGTTCTTGCATGGCTACAGTCTTGCGTTTAAGTTTACCTTTGGATGTAAGGAATTAGATGAACGTAACTGGGTTGTGGACTTTGGTGGACTTAAGCCCGTTAAAGCCTGGCTTGAAGAAACATTTGATCATAAGGTTGTACTTGATAGACAAGACCCAATGCTCTATAAGTTTGCTGAACTAGAGAACGCAGGTCTAGCTGAATTAACTATACTAGATGGGGTAGGTGTTGAGAAGTTTGCTGAGCAT